GAAGGCGTATCGTTCTACTTCCCGACAGAGGACTACGAGCCGGAGTGGAACGACCGTGGCAAGTATAACCTCGCGCAGTCACGGGTGACGCTGTTCCATGAGCTGAGTACGTTCGGTTCGACCTGCGGCATCATTGCCAATCCGTTCTGTCCGCCTACGCAGCAGGCGGCGATTATAACGCAGGTGAATTTGGTGATGGATGCGTTTGATACTTCAGGATTTGATTTGACAACTGTTTCGTATTTAATTTATGAAATATCAGCAAATGGAATATATACTGGTGTAGGTGGTGGTGGTGTTGGAAATTTAACGATTGCTGGTAATAGAACTACCTTATTAAATAATATCTTAAATGCTTTAGATGCCTATTACGCCACATCATTCAGCGGATCAATATCACTCTCCGGTGCTATTTTAACCATCAACTGCACAGCGCAAATTAATACCGTTCTACCTGTTAAAACATGGTCAATAGCTCTTATTGACGGCGCAGGTGTTGCTATACCAATCACAACTACCTTCCAATGACACCCGGAATCCTAACCATCGCCCTCAAGCATCCGTTGTATGGCCGCTTTGCCTACAATCTTGCGCTATCCATCAAGAGTGCTGACCCGAAGCAGCGCATCAGCGTGGTGGCTGATGAGATGGCCTTGTCGCACCTGCATGAAGGGCAGAAGATGATCTTCGACAACATCATCGAACCGCTGCCTAACCAATGTCAACGAGGCGGTGTGCTGAAGCCGCTCATCACCAAGTTCTACCTAAACGACCTCACACCTTATGACAAGACGCTGTTCGTGGATGCCGACATGATCTTCAGCCCGATGGCCGACTTCAACAAGCTATGGTCAGAGCTGGATAGCATCGAATGGACAATGGCGAATCGTGGTGAGAACAAACCTGACAAGGGCATCAGCGAGTGGGTGGATTCAGGCATACTGACACAAACCTACCCGGATGTGGAACAATGGTACGATCTCAGTAGCGAGTGGATGTATTGGGAAGAAGGCCCGACCGCCGATGTTATCTTTGCAGGAGCGCGTGGCTATTACGATGAAGGGAAGCTGCTGACAAGGCAGTTCGCCGGAGATAAGCCCGATGAGCCGTTCTTTAACTTGGCGATGAATGCCTACGGAGTAAAGCCTCACCAGTCACCGTACCAACCGACCTACTGGCAACCGGCCGTGAGAAAGTTTATGAATGCAATGGAGATTAAACGCACCTACTATGCCTTCAGCGCGGGCGGTAATCACCTGCCCAAGCACCAGGAGCGCATCTACAATGAATTGCTTAGTAACGCATCCACCCGGATGAACATGCCATCTCTCAAGATCGGAGACAAACGGTCTTACCTTAACGAAAGAAAACATATATAATGCCTGCTGTATCACCCGCCTGGCTTGAGCCATATATCGCTTACGGAAAACGCCATGAGTATTACAAAGATGCCGTTGAAATGGAAGAGGCTCTTGAGATTCATGCCGATGGAGATTATCCCGGTGGCTTAATCGAAGAGCGCAGACCCGCGGAATCCGATGAGATTCGTAACTACCGAAAGAAGATATTCGTTCCCATCACCAAGCCGGTCTTCAGCAAGGTGATGAACTCATTGCAGAAGATACGCAAATCACCCGATTGGTCTATCACCTTTAATGGTGAGCTGCCACCGGCTATCATCCCGGATGAATCTCCGGAAGCTTACATCATGTATCGGTTTCCGCGCAATGGCAGCATTACCAACTGGATGTTCAGCGTAGCATTGAAGCAGTACCTAATTGATGCCAATGCCGTAGTGCTGACATTGCCGACACGCTTTGAGGTCGCTGAGAATGAATACTACGAGCCGTATCCGATGATCTTTGAATCTGAGTACGTCATTGACTACAAGGAAGGCAAGTATTATCTGCTCAAGGAAGATGATGGTGATGGCTATTGGCTTATACAGCCTGATGTGATTCAACGATTTGAGGTAGTTGATCGGGAAGCCCGCGAAGTGTTCCAGATGGAGAACCCTCTTGGCTACATGCCGGTTCGCACGATGTACGGCCTTGTGTTGGAGAACTACCGGGATGGAGCGTTATATGAGAGCCGAATAAACGGAATGGTTCCGAAGTTCAATGAGGCTTTGCGCGAGTATAGTGATATGCAAGCAAGCATAGTGCAGACCATGTTCCCAACCATGTACAGCATTCAGCCGCAGCAATGCGGTCGCTGTCGTGGTGTTGGTGAAGTTCCGCGTGAAAATAGTGCGCCCATACGATGCCCATCATGTGAGGGCAAAGGACTACTTCCATTGAATCCGTTTGAGCATTTGGTAATTGCACCGCCAAGACCCGGTGATGCACCTATTCCAACGCCTCCTATGGGATTTGTGCAAAAGGATACCAACATTATTGAAATCCAAGACAGTAGGATTAAGCAACACATCTACGATGCCTTGTCAGCTATCAACATGGAGTTCCTTGCTGAGACACCATTATCGCAGTCAGGCGTAGCCAAGCAGGTAGATCGGGAAGAGCTGTACAGCTTCGTTCATAGCATCGCCGAGGATATCGTTCGCATTATGGACGAGGTGGCTTATGACATCTGCGCGTGGCGGTACAGCGGGATCATTACGGATATCAACAGCCTGATTCCATACATCGCTGTGCCGGAGAGATTCGACATGATCAGCGGCAAGGTGTTGGTGGATGAACTATCGCAGATGACCACGGCAAAGGTTGACCCGGCAATCATCAATGCGGCACAGATAGAGTTAGCAGCTAAGAAGTTCAACGATAACAAGGTCAAGGACATGGTCGTGCTGAAGCTGAAACTTGACCCGTTCGCGGGTGTGCCAGAGGAGAGCATTGCCCTTCAGCAGACACTTGGAGCGATTAGCCGGAATGACCTTATCATCCATGCCAACATCAACCGCTTTGTGACAAGGGCCATTGAAAATGAACCGGGCTTTACCGATGCCACCTATGACGAACAGATGGCGGTGATGCAACGCTATGCTGGTGAGTTCGCATCACCACGACAGCCGATTGAGATTCAGCAGCCTGAATAATGGCCGATAGGGAACGGATAATCGAACAACTTGAAGAACTGATTCAATCGCGCATTGATCAGTTCAATAGCAAGATGCCCGGCATCCAACGCCAGGCGTTTGATAAGATTCTTGACCTAACCGGTGACCTTGATACTTCCAACGGGCGCATTAAGCCCAGCGTGAAGAACATCAAGCTGATTGCTAAGATTAAGCAAGAGCTAAACAAGACCATCTTCAGCAAGGATTACGCGGATGACCTTGATGACTTGATTAAATCGTATGAAGAAATCACCCGGTTACAGAATGCCTATTTCACCTCAACCGTAGGAAAGTTTACCGTGCCAAAGGTGTTGGCAGAGGTGCAGAACTTAGCGATTGAAGGCGTGGTGGATAGCCTGGGCGATGTAGGTATAGATGCGAACTTCACAAGCCCGGTGCGTGACATCCTTGTCAAGAACGTAACTACCGGCGGTAGTAAGGCAGAGTTTATCGAAGAGGTGAGGCGGTTTGTGATGGGTGCTGAAGGCGTGGACGGGAGGCTTGCAAGGTATAGCACTCAAGTGGTGACTGATGCCTTAAATCAGTTTAGTGCTAATTACCATCAGATAATCACCGATGATCTTGGGCTGGAGTGGTACAGCTACGATGGTTCAATAAAAGATACTTCGCGTGAATTTTGCCGTAAGTTGATTCAGGCTAAACGTAACGGATGCATGCGTTACATCCATAAAAGCCAATTGCCTGAAATCGTTAGCGGCAAGATATGCGGTGAGCAGGTAGCATTATACGGTAAAACCGGACTTCCTCAAGGCATGATTCCTGGTACAAATGCAGCTAACTTCCCAAGTAATAGAGGCGGTTATATATGCAACCATATGCTTAACGCGGTATCATCGGCGGTCGTTCCTAAAGCCTTGCGGGACAAGTTTGAACGAAGGGGCTGATTCCATAGTATATTTGTAACAACACATGAAACAGCAATTTTTGGAAGTATGGAAAGACGGGAAGCTCTGGTATGAGTTCCCTGCCGAGAACGAAGAGAACGTACGCCTTGACCTTATGCGCCGCAACCTTGACCGGGTGTGTGACATTCGGCCAAAGGTGGAAGACATACAAGTGCTGAAGGCGTCGGTAGCCAAGCAGGTAATTGAGTTCGACTTGACTGCCACTACGCCAAAAGCAACGGCTGAAGAGCTGGCGGCCATCACCGCAAAACCTAAACGACAACGGAAACCAACGGCCGAGAAGGCATCACATAACCATGACATTAGCTGAATACATCCAATCTCTAAGCGAGCGAGTAGGCATTGATAATGCCGATGAAGCACTCAAACAAATCGTGACCAATCCTGCCTTGTCGCAGATAACGGTTCCATCTACCATCGTCAGTCAGACAAACAGCAAGTTGATGACTGAAGATGAGGCGAAGATTAATCCGGCTATTAAAAAGCATTTTACTGGTGCAGCTCTTAGTGTGGTGAATAATAAGATTAATGAAGTTTTGGATAACAATGAATTTGACGATGAAATACG